TCAAGATCCGGACAGAAGAGGACGCCGAAGTCGAGGCTTGGAAGTTCCGGATCGACTATGTGAACCAGAACGGGGGAACATGGCCTCCCGGAAGCCCGTCTCCTCGCCATATCCCAAGGGAGCTTAGAGATTTAGTCGAAGAACGTTATAGGGGTCCACTTTTTGGAAAAACCTCTCAGGGAGGCTTATAATGGCTCTTTTACGGACAGTTAGCGGCTCTGCGACGGTTTCACACTCAGTTCCCGTCGCCGGCGAGAAGATAAACGCGAAAAACAGTCGAGGAACCTATAGAACGCTTCCCGGCGGAACATGGACTTATATCGCGCTATGTGGAGCGGACACGAAAAAGGGTTTTGAAGCGAAGGAGCTCGCTCAACAGACGAGAGCTTGTAAGAGGTGTCTTTCGATTATCTCAAAGCTCTACGACTGAGAGGAACCCAAATACAGGGAAATTAGGAAAAACCAATAAAACACGCTAAGGCGGAATTATCGAGATCTCAGGAAAGACCTTTTTATGCATAGAACACATAATTTAACACCGAAACAAATCGAACTTAAACGCGCTCTAATCTCCTCGGAGAGAGAGAACGGATATATTCCGTCCTATGACGAACTCGCCGAAAAGCTCGGATATGCGTCTAAATCAGGTATTCACCGCCTTATGTCGGCTCTCGAGGAGCGAGGACATGTCTCCCGGCTCCCGAATAAGTCTCGAGCGATAAAGATCCTCGATTATAACCTTCCGGGAGCGGCCGTCCCTGTTTCAGAACCTAAGCCTTACGCTTACGAGATCCCATTCCTCGGCAAGGTCTCAGATCTTGGCAAGCGTTTGAAGAAGTCGAGATATGCAGCCTAACGGATGGACAAGAGACCAGATTGTTAAGGCCTCTAAAATGTGGAGGCGCGGAGCGTCTGTAAACGATATCTCTAACGCTGTCGGTAAGACGATCCAGTCGATCTATGGATATGCTCGAGATAATCGAGAGATCTTCCCAAAACGGACGAGAGGCGCGCGGAAGAAGAATATCGACCGAACCCCTCTCCCTCCTGTCGAGCCTCTCCCTGTCGAGGATCTGCGAGGAACCTCCGGCCGCAAAGCGAGATCTCTTAGATCCTCGGCCGCCATAAACGACCGTCTAGCTCGGAACGCCGAGAAGATGAAACAACCCGAAGCGGCCGAGGGATATCGCCGCGCGTCCGCATTAAACCGGCAAGAGCTTAAAATTATCGAGGAATTAAAATGAAAAGAGAACCCGACTTTCTTATAGGTCCGTCGAACGATCCATATATTCGCCGTTTTTGGTTAATCCCCCGAAACCGAGTTTTTAATGTATATCTTCATAATATCCGCCGCGACGACGACGAGCGCGCTCTTCACGATCACCCTTGGGTTAATGTCTCGATAGTCCTAAAAGGACACTTGGAAGAGGTCCGTCCCAACGGAAAGCGGACTTTAAGGAAGTTCTTCCCATATTTCCGGCGCTCTACAGATTCGCATAGACTTGTCGTTAATTCAAAAAGAGATACGGCCGACCTTCCTAAAAACGTTTGGACCTTGTTCCTCACAGGTCCGCGCATAAGAGAATGGGGCTTCCATTGTCCGAAGGGTTGGGTCCATTGGCTTAAATTCGTTAATCCCGAAAGTATTGGTGAAATTGGCTCGGGTTGTGGAGAGGACTAATGGCTAAATCTGTAGGTTTCGAAGGCGCGAATAAGATCTTCCGCGCGCCTCCCGGCGACGATAACTGTAACGACCTCGAAACGTGGCAACATGAAGGAGGGATCGTTTCGTGTTGGCGTCTGGACGAAGAAGAGCTCGCCGAGATCAATAAGACCGGCGTCGTATGGTTACAAGTCGTAGGATCTGGAACTCCCCCGGTATTTATAAGCGGGAAGGCTCTCGTTCTAATCGACGGCCGTCCAGCTCGAGCGGAGCCGGCTATCCCGAAGGCTCGATACGGGAACGCGGCCGGTGACTGATTTACTCTCTTGTCCCTTTTGTGGAATTAAACCCATCGGCGCGACGCATGGAGACTTTAAGCACCCGCTCGATTTCACAACCGAGCACGACGACGACATATGTCCGTTAAATGGCCTGAATTTTGACCATTCGCAGCGCCTCTCGTGGAACAAGAGGATCAAAAAGTGACTGATTACAGAGAAGGAACACATAGAGAGAAGAAGTCTCGGAAGGTCCACTCTTGCGACGAGTGTAAACAGAAGATCTCGAAGGGAGAGGTCTATATCCGCCTCTCGATATTTCAGAACGGCCGATATACCTCTGTCGCTCGGCATAAGGAATGCGTCGAGGTTGCGGCCGTCCTCCGGGATCGTCTTATGACGCCGGAGGGATATCCTCTTACAATGTCCGCCGGTCTTAAGGCGAAGCCGAGGCTATGGATAAACATTAGAGCAAAGCTCGGGGCAAAGTACCCGACGACCTATAGCCGGCTTATATTATCGGGGCTCCCGTTTTGACCTCTCAGACCGACCTTAAAGGATTAAACTCGCTCTTCCTGTCGTTAGCGCGCAACCTTCCGCCGGAGTTCACGATCCGGAACCTCTCGATCCTATTAGCCGTATATATGGACAGGGAGGCTTATACGGTTAGATCTCTCGCCTTAAGATTAGATATCTCGAAGGGAGCTGTCTCCCGAGCTATCGACACGCTCGAGAAGATGGATCTTATAGTTAGGCTTCCAGATCCGAGAGACGGTCGATCTATCACTCTCGGCCGTACCCCTCGAGGAATAGAAGACCTCCGACATATCTCTTCGATTATATGAAGCGCCGTTATCAGAGGTATAACAACGATTGCGCGATAGCCGCGGTCTCTATGGCGTCCGACCTTCCATATCGCCAAGTCCTTAAGACGGCGAAGTCTCGGGGTTTCAAACCGAATAAGAAGGGACAGGGTTTCTATATCCATATCCTCTTAGATCTCCTCGGCCTTAGCTATCAGGAGACGGCCGATATCGAGGACGAGTACGTCGAAGGTCCGGCTATATTCCTATTCCCTGCTAATGATGGATCCGAGGAGTGGCATTGTGCGGTCGTGTATAAGGGCAAGGTCTACGACCCCTCTATCTGTCGACCGGTCTCGCTTGGCTATGTTATTAAGACGGCCTCGTTCATGTATTCGGAGATCCGTTCGAATGAAGAATAAACCCGCTTGGGCTAATTGGTACGGCCTCGCAAGGTGGAAGAAGCTCCGACGCCGACACCTGTCGAAGGATCCTCTCTGTCTGTATTGTAAGAAGGAAGGCCTCATTACGGCCGCGAACGTCGTCGACCATGTCACCCCACACCGCGGCGACCCGGCTCTCTTCTGGTCGGAGGATAATCTACAGTCCCTATGCAAGAGACACCACGACAGCGATAAGCAGCGGTTCGAAAAGACCGGCCGCATTAAGAAGGTTATAGGTCCGGACGGTTGGCCTATCGAAGAGACAGGAGCCTAATCATGTCAGAGATCTATCACCCGCTCACATTATCGAACCCCCTCCGCCTCTGCTATATGGATATGCGAGGGAACATAGACCCGTCCTCGTCCTCTCCCTCGAGCGAGGATCCTCTGTCTATTCTGGATCCAGTGACGGAGACAGATACTCCGACCGAGTTCGAAGCCTCGGTCTCTCTCGACCTCGGCGTCGGTTCCTCCTAAACCCGCAACCCTTCCTACTCTCGGCCGTCCTCCGACCTATCGACCGACCCTCCCGACCCTATGAGCGACCATAGAGGCCGAAGGACGCTCGCTCCCGCGCGCCGGACCGCGGAATAAAATTTTTTTTTGGCCTTTTAGAGACAATATGGGGAGGGGGGAGGTGTAAAGTTGTGGGCTTTTCGGGGTTCTAGCGGCGGCACTCACAAAAACTCACGTCCACAGTTGAAAAATCACCGACCTAAATTCTAAGGGAAAGCATGGGAAACGCTAGAACACCGAGAGCGAAGGCCGCCGTTACAGGAGCCGCGAAGAAGAATCCCGCTCGACAGAAGAAGAAGACAATCGTAAAAACTCCGCCGGTCGGAGCTCCGCCGGCTTGGCTCTCGGCCGACGCTAAGAAGGCGTGGAAGTTATTTCAGAAGGAGCTCCCTTGGCTTAAACAAAATCACCGCGCGTTCATGGAGGCGATATGTGTTCTCCGCGGAAAGCTAATGTCTAAGGAGGGATTATCCTCGACACAGACGACGACCTATCAGGCTATGCTCTCTAAACTCGGCGCGACACCGGCCGACGAGAGCAAGATATTAGCCGGAGATTGGAGCGGAGCTTCGGCTTCCTCCGGATCCAAAGGTCCAGCGAACGACAAAGACCCCTACTTCGATGACTAAGAAGAGGACCGGTCCAGCTCTCGCGCGTCTGAATAAATACGCTCGCGCGGTTATTAAAGGGAAGATCGTCGCCGGGCCCCACGTCCGGAACGCATGTCGCCGACACTTGTCCGACGTGAAGATAGGATCTCAGCGCGGTTTATACTTTAACGAACCCGAGGCCGCGCGCGCTCTCGGCTTCTTTCCCGACCGTCTCAAATTATCCGAGGGACAGTTCGACGGCGTGCCGTTCAAACTCCACGACGCGCAAGCCTTCATTATCGGATCGATCTACGGATGGTATAAAAAGAACACAGATACTCGCCGCTTCCGCCGAGCCTATATCGAGCAAGGGAAGGGGAACGGGAAATCTCCACTCGCCGGAGGGATAGGTCTCTACGGTCTTATGGCAGACCGAGAACCGGGAGCGCAGATCTATTCCGCGGCTTCAAAGAAAGATCAGGCCGAGATCCTCTTCCGCGACGCCGTCAATATGGCGAAGAAAGCTCCGGAGATTGCGCGCCGGCTTACCGCTTCCGGCGGGCCCGGCCGTGAATATAACCTCGCCTATCTTCGGAACGGATCCTTCTTCCGTCCTATCTCTCGGGAAGCCGGGAAGTCTGGATCCGGGCCCCGACCGCATTACGCGCTCGTCGACGAGCTCCACGAATTGCAAGATCGTAAAATTATCGAGATGCTCGAGCGCGGCTTTAAGTCGAGACGACAGCCTCTCTTGTTTATGATTACGAACTCCGGCTCCGACCGTAACTCGATATGTTGGGAGGAGCACGAACACGCGGTTAAGGTCGCCGCGGGAAACCCGACCGCGACCGACGCCGACCCGCATTATCTCGGAGAGGTTCTGGACGACTCGACCTTCTCGTATGTTTGCGCTCTGGATCCCGACGACGATCCTCTTACGGATCCCTCGTGTTGGGCTAAAGCGAACCCGCTCCTAGGGACAATCCTTACAGAAGAATATCTCGCCGGCGTCGTCGCGCAAGCTCGAGCAATGCCGGGGAAGCTAAACGGGATCCTTCGTCTCCACTTCTGCCAATGGACCGACGCCGCCTCGGCATGGATAACCCGAGATCTTCTCGAACCTTGCCTCGGCGAGTTCGATCCTCTGGACTTGTATCGCGACGAGACAGTCTATCTCGGCCTCGACTTGTCTCAGAATAAAGACCTTACGGCGAAAGCGTCTATCGTGAAGACGGGAACCGTTACCCGCGGGAAGCATAAAGGGAAACCGACTTACGACGCATGGGTCGAGATCTGGACGCCGGGAGACACGGTCGCCGCTCGAGCTATCGAGGATAAAACAGATTACGAGCTATGGGTTCGACAGGGACATATCTCGGCTCCGTCCGGGAAGTCGATCTCCTATACTCACGTCGCGCAAGCTATCGCCGAGGACGCTCACGCTTACGATATCGGACTTCTCGCGTTCGACGCTTACGCCTTCCGGAAGGGTCTCGTCCCCGAGATCGATAAAACCGGGATAGATATCGAGGCCGCATATATCGAACACCCGCAAGGCGGAACCAAAAAAGGACGGCCGAATCAAATCCTAATCGAGGCGGCCGAGGAGGAAGACCGGGAGCCCGAGGGTTTATGGATGCCCGGATCGGTTCGACAATTAGAGGACTTACTCTTAGAGAAGCGAATAAGGATCAAAACTAACCCGGCCGTTATCTCTGCTATGATGTCGGCCGCAATAGATACGGATCGATGGGAGAACTCTTGGCTCGCTAAGGGTCTCTCGACAAATAGAATCGACGCGGCGGTCGCGTTGTGTATGGCCGTCGGGGCCGCCTCTGCGATGGAAACCGTCGAGACAGTGGACACCGACGAATGGCTCGAGGGTTTTAAGGAATGAAATTAGACCTTAAATCAGTGGGGGGTTATCTTAAATCGAAGCTCTCTTTAAGGGATCCCGAACATTGGGAAGAGAAGGGATCTCGGTCCCACACCGGGGAGGCCGTCACGCCGGCGAAGATAGAGGGTCTCGGGACAGTTTGGGCTTGTGTTAATTTGCTCGCCGGGACTGTCGGGTCTCTTCCGCTCGGCGTCTATCGTAAGAACGGCCGCCTCTTGCAAGCTGTCCCGGAACACCCTCTTTACAATATCCTCGGCTTCTCTCCGAACTTCGATCTCTCGGCCGACGAGTTTATCGAGTTCCTCGAGGCTTCCCTCGAGCTCCGCGGGAACTCATACGCGGAGATTAAGCGGAACACCGCGGGAAGAATTATCGCGCTGGATCCTATCATGCCGGACACAATGTCCACCCGGAGAACCTCTCGAGGACAAATCGAGTACCGATGGACGGACGAGAACGGGAAGCGTCGGGTCGAGGTAGACGAGAAGATATGGCATATCCGCGGACCTTTCGGAACCGCGCTCGGAGGAAAGTCCCCTCTTACAGTTTGCCGGAATGCCTTCGGCTCCGCGCTCGCTAGTGAGAAGGCCGCCGGCTCTGTCTTCGCGAACGGCCTCGCTACTGTCGGCGGCGTCAAGATGGACAAGGCTCTAAACAAGAAACAAAGGAAAGAACTCCGCGAACACTTGCGCGAAGATTACTCCGGCGCGAAGAATGCCGGCACTCCTATGATTCTCGATAATGGTCTCGATTGGGTCTCGATCTCTCTCTCTCCGGAGGATTTACAGCTTCTCACTTCTCGGAAGTATAGCGTCGTCGAGATATGCCGGATCTTCGGCGTTCCCCCTCACCTCGTACAGCATACCGAAGGGAATACGACGCTCGGCTCTTCTATCAGCGAACAAACCCTCGGCTTCGAGAAGTTCTCTCTTCGCCGTCGATTAAAGAGGATCGAAGGCGCGGCCGAGAAGCAGCTCCTTACGCCGGAGGAATATGCGTCCGGTCTTCGGATTAAATTTAATATCGACGGCTTGCTCCGCGCGGATCCGAAGGGCCGCGGCGAGTATTACGAAAAAGGTCTCAGGAACGGATATTTAACAATTAACGAGGTTCGCGAAAAAGAGAACCTTCCACCTGTAGAGGGCGGCGACATGCCTCGCGTCCAGATGCAAAACGTTCTCCTAGTCGACGCCGACGGGAACATAACCAAACCGGGAGACGAGTAATGTCTAAACAGTTCCACAGTTCCAAGCTCGAGCTTAAAGTCGACGACGACGGCGTCGGCGAGTTCGAAGGTTACGCCGCGAAGTTTGGCGAGGTAGACCTCGGAGGAGATACTATCGTCGCCGGCGCGTTTAAGAAGACAATCGCCGACGCCGCAAAGCAGGGGAGAATTATTCCGTTCCTTAACATGCACGATCAAAGCGACGTTATGGGCGGCTTCCATGAAATGAAGGAGGATAATTACGGCTTATTCGTTAAAGGCCGCATTATTCCGGATCTCTCGGCCGCCGCGACGAAGACCTATAGGCTTCTTAAGTCGGGCCTCTCGACCGCTCTGTCTATTGGATATCGAGTTCCCGAAGGAGGGGCTTCCAAAAAAGACGGGATTCGAACTATTAAAGAACTCATGCTCTACGAGGTTTCGTATGTCGGCGTCGGGATGGATCCCTTCGCGCGCGTTACGGCGACGAAGAGCATAACAGATATTCGCGCCAAGCTCGCGGCCGGGGACCGGCTCACAGTTCGCGAATGGGAGGTCGTTCTTAAAGGGATGAACCTCACAAACTCAGAGGCCGAGCGCGCAGTTCGGGTTAATCTGAAAACAGGCGGGGGGGATCCTCGCAACTCTAAAGACGACGAAGTTCTATCGGAGCTTAAGCGTTTAATTAACTAGGGTATAGGAACCCGCTCACTTTTGAAAAGGAGACATGATATGTCCCGCAAATTCCTACTTTCGGCTTCGGCCGCTATTTTGTTCTCGGCCGCTATGTTTGCGCCGGCGACAGCTTCCACCGCTCCCGAGCTCGCCGTTACGTTTAACGTCGACGGTCTCGTTAAAGGCGTCGCGCGCCTATACGACGCTCCCACTCTCGAATTGAAAGACGGCGAAGACGGCGAAACAAAGACCGGCGCAGAACTCGCGAACGAGATTAAGACCGCTCTCGACAAGTCTGTCGACGAAGTAAAAGAGCTCGCTCAAAAAGCTGTCGCTATGGCGGAGAGCGGCGAGAAGGCTCGTAAGGGCGAGACTGAAAAAGTCGACAACGCTGTTAAAACTATGAACGAACTTAAGACCGCGTTCGACGCATTCCAACAAAAGATGGAACGCGACGGATCCGAAGAGAAGACGTTCAAAACCGCCGGCGAGCGGTTTATCGACTCGGACGAGTTTAAGGCTTTGACGGACGGAACGGTTACGCAAGGCCGGGTCGCCTCTGTCGGCATGAAGACGATTACGTCTCTAACGACCGACGCCGACGGCTCCGCCGGAGATCTTATCCGGACCGAGCGCGTTCAATCTCAAATGCCAACGCTCCCGGATCGTCGTATGACTGTCCGAGATCTTATCGCTCCGGGACAGACGAACTCGAACGCTATCGAGTATGTTCAAGAAACAGGCTTTACGAATAACGCCGACATGGTCGCGGAAGCGACGCTTAAGCCCGAGTCTTCTATGAAGTTCGATCTTAAGACGGCTCCGGTTCGTAAAATTGCACACTGGATGCTCGCTTCCGCCGAAGTCCTAAACGACGCTCCCGGCCTTCGGTCCATGATCGATTATCGTCTACGCTACGGCGTCGATTATAAGGAAGAGGCGCAACTCCTTAACGGCGACGGTACAGGACAGAACCTATTCGGGATCCGTCCACAGGCTACGGATTACGCCGCGGCCTTCGCTGTCGACGCCGAGACCGAGATCGATAAGGTCCGCCTTGCTATCTTGCAAGCTGTCCTCGCCGAATATCCAGCGACCGGGATCGTTATTCATCCTACAGATTGGGCGAAGATCGAAACCACGAAGGACACACAGGGTCGCTACATTATCGGCAATCCGCAGGGGACACTCTCTCCGACATTGTGGAGCCTTCCTGTCGTCGCCACTCAGGCGATGGAAGTCGATAAGTTCCTCGTCGGCGCGTTCCGTCAAGGCGCGCAGGTCTTCGACCGTATGGCGTCTACGGTTATGGTCTCGACCGAGGACTCCGATAACTTCCGGAAGAACCTCGTAACGATCCTCGCCGAATCTCGGTTGGCTCTTACGGTTTATCGTCCGGAAGCCTTCGTCGAAGGCGACTTCGGAAACGTCGCTTAAGCGGCCTCCCGAAGGTAAAATATCGAGCGGGGGCTACGGCTCCCGCTTTTTGCTAACAACACTAAGGAAAGACCATGTCAGAGAAGACCTATATCGTTAAACGCTCCCACGGCCGCTATACCCCCGGCGACGAACGCAAAGCACGACCGAACGACGTCGCACATCTTGTTCCCCGCGTTCTAGCGGAGAAGGGATCTAAGGAGGCCTCCGAGTTCCTCGAGGCTCGCAAGAAACGCGCGGCCGATATCGAAAAGAAGAATAAGGCCAAGGCCGCTCCCAAGGCGAAGGCTAAGTCGAAGACGGCTCCGAAGAAGGCGACCCCTGCAAAAAAGCCCAAGCCGTCGACGGGAAAGAAGCCGAACGGCTCCGCTCGACGGGCAAAGCCGAAGACGGCCGCACAGAAGGAAGCCGCGAACAAAGCTCGCCGCGACCGGTACGCAGCGCGGAAAGCGGCCGAGAGCAAAAAGTAAAGACCGGAATGTTCGGGAGGCTCTTCTCCCGGAAGTCCAGTAAACCCAAATCCCGGCCTTCTCGCCGGAGATAATATCGGATTAAGAATATGAGCGTCTCTCTCGAAACCGCAAAACTACAACTCCGCGTCGACCATCCCGACGAGGACGCTCTTATTCAAACCATGATAGCCGCGGCCGCGCGGCGTATCGAGAACTATATCGGGATCCCTCTCGTCGCTCGAGACGAGAAGTTCTCCTTCGATTGCTTCTCCTCCTCGGGGCTCGAGCTTCACCTCCGGCCGGTTAACTCTGTCGATAATATCGCCTACGTCGATCAGGACGGCGAGAACCAGACCTTAGACGCTCACAGGGTCGTCAGGGAGAAGATCTATCCTCTCAGGGGGGAACACTTCCCGACAGCGCTATCCCCTTCTGAGATCGTCGTAACGGCTAACGTCGGCTATGAAGAAGACGACAATCCTATCCCGGAGACGATCTTACAAGCGCAGCTCCTCCTTCTGTCGCATTATTACACAAATCGAGAAGCGGTTATTACTGGAACAATCGCTTCGGATCTTCCGCTCGGCGTCGCGGATCTTCTCTCAGAGTTCCGGGATGAAATGGCTTAGATATGGCTTCGGGCAAGTACGACAAAAGGATCTCGGTTATCGGGACAACATTCGACGAGGCGGCGGAAGACGCCTTCGGAGCCGGCGGAACCTCTAAGGCTCCGCCTTTTAAGTTATGGGCGGAGGTCTCTTATGGATCCGGCGGAGAGCGTCGCGTAGGGGCCGCACAAGAGCAAGCGAACCTCCCGGTTACTGTCATAGTCCGGAAGTCCAGTCTCTCGATACCTATCACTCCCGGTTCTCACAGTTTGCAATTTGACGCCTTAGAGTGGGATATCGAGAGCGTCGCGCCGAATAGCGGCCGGCCGAAGGATCTAATCATTATCGCCCGAGCTCGGGTCTAAGAGGTACGACATGAAGGTTAAAACTAAAAAGGTTCACGAGAACGGGTACGGAGCGACTTACAAAAAAAAGAAGGGTTCCGTTTACGAACACCCGGAGCCCTCCGCTTTAATTACACAAGGTTTCGTCGAAGAGGTCGAGAATGATAACGATGCAAGTCGAGACGAAGGGCTTCCGGGAAATGGAGGAGCTTCTATTCCAGCTAAAAGGGTCGACGGCGAAAAACACGACCGCTCGAGCAATGATAGCGGCTCTGGAACCGGTAAAGCTAAAAGCAAGAACGCTCGCTCCTAGGGAGTACGGCGGCCTTCACGACGGGATCTTAATCTCTCGCCGCGCGACGAAGAAGAAGGCTTTATCTAAAAGCGACCTCGAGGTCTTTTGTGGACCTCGAAAGGAACTAAGACAGGCGGTCCCGCAAGAGTTCGGAACCGTCAAACATGGACCCTCTCCCTATATGCGTCCCGCTTGGGACTCGGAGAAGTATAACGTCCTAACGGCTTTCGGGTTCTTGCTCGAAGAGAATATCGAGAAGTCGATAGGACGACAACAACGGCGAGCGGCTCGAGAAGCGGCTAAATTGAAACGAGGCGGATAATGGAAGAGGCTCTTATAAAGCGGCTCCGCGCGAAGGAAGGCCTCGCGTCGATCCTCGGTCGCCGTAAAGGGTCCGAGACCGGCCGGCCGTTAATCGATCTATCGGCTCGGCCTGTAGATGATAAGACGCTTCCGGCCGTGGTTATCTACAAAGTCTCTCCCGGTGTCGATTACGATCAAGAGACCCGAGACAGCCTCGAGGGGCCGCGCGTTCAATTCTCGATTATTGGGAAGACCTACGCGGAGTGTAAGTTAATCTCTCGACAGCTCGAGAAGATCCTCGAGCAACCCGAGACGATCCAGCTCTTCGAAGCAGATACACTTGTCGCGACTGTCGAGTTCGTCCGAGGCTTCCTCGACGCAGAGAGAGATCTAAACGCGAAAGACTTACCCGGCGGCGAGACGGAGTTCCTTCTCGGCGTCGACTTTATTCTATGGTTCCGGCGGTCGGAACCTGCTTAACCCGTCCACTTCATAAGGAGACATATCATGTCCACAATCGACGGTATCTTAGGAGGTGGGAACGAGATCCACCTCTCCGACAGCGCGGGGGTTCTTACGAAGATCCTCGGCGTTAAAACTGTAAACCTACCGAACCCCACGGTCTCGGACGTCGATACGACGGACCAAGATTCGGGATCGGTCGAACATTCGGCTCCCGGTATGGTTTCCCCCGGAACGTTCTCCTTCGTTATGAAGTACGTCCCCGGATCGGCTTCTGCGACTTTAATCGAAGAACACCTCGCCGCTCGTGCGAAGCGGCCTTTTAAGATCGTGAAGACCGGCGTTACTCCTAACCGACAAACGACCGGAACGATCCACCTTAACTCCTTCGCGAAAGATACGGCTAACACTCCGGATCTTTGGACTGCGACCGTAACCGGCAAGATCTCAGGTCTTCCAACGCAAGCGGACGTCTAGTCGTGAAGGAATATCAGCTCGGGAAATATACGCTCGTTTATGACATGAACGCGCTATGTGAAGCAGAGGAGAAGGTCGGACCTCTCGGCCTCCTCCTCTCAGACACCGCGGCCGCCGGTTCCCTTAAGACGATCCGGTCTCTTCTATGGGCCGGCCTTCTTCGGAACCATAAGGTAACGCTCGAGGAAGCGGGACAGATTGCCGACGAGCTCGGTATAGCCGAAGCGTCCGCCGGCGTGAAAGCCGCAATCCTAAAAGCCTACGGGACGGACACGTCCGGAGAAGAAGGGTCGGGAAAGCCGACCCCGGAGTAGGAACGAACTATCCGGCGTTGCTCAAAGAATGGGCAGCGTCGGGCCTACCTCCGGAAGAGTTCTACGTTCAAACTCCCCGAACATATAACGCGATAATGGCCGGCGTCGTCGAACGCGCTCGAGCTCTTCGTAACCATAGGGTCGAGACCGCATGGAGAACGGCGAACTTCGTCCTCGCCGGCGACAAGCTCCCCGAGTTAAATAAATTCCTAATAGATCCCCGCTCCGGAGAGGCCGTCGACAATTCGCCGTCTTCCGAGACATATATCGATCCAGATCCAGCGCTCGACGCATGGTTTACAGTTATTGAAAGTCTTAACGGAGATTAGGCATGTCGTCAGGTTCGGCTATTATCGGCGCTCTGAGAGTTGTTTTCGGGGCCGATACGGCCGCCTTCGAGAAGGGCGTCGACAAGGTCGAGCGCGAAGCGAAGAAGATCGAGAAGCGGCTCGTTAAGCTAGGGAAGAAGTTTACCGACGTCGGGAAGAAAATGTCCGTCGGGATTACGGCTCCTCTCCTCGCTATCGGCGTCGCCTCCATAAAAACCGCCGCTTCCATGCAAGAGCTCGAGAGCGCGTTCGACGTTACTTTTAAGGGAGCTTCCTCGAGCGTTCGTAAATGGGCGGAAGAGACAGGGGATCTCCTCGGCCGTTCGACGAAAGAGATCCAGACCTCGGCCGTCGCGTTTCAGTCTCTATTCGGGAAGGCTCTCGACCCGGCGCAAGCGACGGAGCTCACAAAGCAATTTACAGTTTTAACGCAAGATCTCGCGTCCTTTAAGGATCTGTCGAACGAGGTCGCGCAGCAAAAGCTATTCTCTGGTCTAACCGGCGAAGCGGAACCTCTTAAGTCTGTCGGCGTGTTTATAAACGCCGCGGCGACAGAAGCGAAAGCTCTCGAGCTCGGCCTCGTTAAGGTAAACGGGAAGTTCACAGATCAGCAGAAGATCCTCGCTCGAGCGGCTCTTATTCAAGAGCAACTCGCCGAAGCGAACGGCGACGTCGTTAAAACGTTCGACAGCACGACGAACCAGCTTAAGAGATCCGGAGCGGCCTTCGAGGAGCTCCGCGTCGTTATCGGGACACAGCTTCTCCCGGTTATCACTCCGCTAATTGAAAAAGTCGCCGACGCTCTTACGGCGTTCTCTAATCTCCCGGAGCCGATTGTTAATACGATCCTCGTCGTCGGCGGATTGGCCGCCGCTCTCGGTCCAGTTATTGCGACCGTGGGGACGGTTATAACTCTTTTCGCTCCATTAACGGCCGGCCTCGTCGCAGTAACGGGAGCGACGACAGCGTTCGGCGCGGCTATGACTATAGCTCTCGGACCAATAGGTCTCGTCGTCGCCGCTCTCGGCCTTCTATACATGGCCTATCGGACTCTATCCCCGGCGATAAAAGACAATAAGGAAGCTCGAGACGAGCTATATTCTTTAATCTCTCAGAACGAAGAGCTCGGGAAAAGGGAGAAGGCCTCCACCCTCGAGCAAGCTCGGGCGAACCTCGAGGACGCGAAGTCTATCAGGGAGCGAATTAAAGCTCGTTTAGAGGAGCAAGAGATCCTCCTTAAGAAACAGATTAAAGGCTTCGTCGCCGTAAATGCTACTCCGCAGGGGAAGGCTCTCGGAAAAATAACCGGGACGAACAAAAGAATTACGGCGAACATAGAGAAGACGGCCGCCGCTATCCGCGCCTCTCGTGAAGCGTTAGAGGAAAACTCTTCCGCTATCGAAGGCGTCGAGGCGAACCTAGCAAAGCTAGGACAGGAATCCGTCGTCGCCGGCGCGAAGACCGCGGCTCTTCGGAAGGAGCAAGCCTCCGCGACAAAGACAGCGAAGGAATTAGAGAAGGCCGCTAAGAAGCTCGCCGAAGCTCACTCGAAGACCGCCGCCGGCGCGAAACAGGAAATCGAGGAGAACGCACGATTAACGGCCGCCCTAAAGATCTCGAGGGAAGAGTACAACATAACCGCCGAGGAGATCCGTCTCGTAGAGGCCGGGTATCGCGGGACGAAAGAACAAGTCCGCGCTCTCGCCGAGGAGCTCGTCGCAAGCCGAACGGCTATGGACGAAGTCTCCGAAGCTCGGAAACAGTCTATCGCGGACGAGGAGGAAGCGCAGCGCGCGCTACAGAAGACGGCCGAGGACAAGGCCGCGGCTCTCGAGAGAGCGGCGGAGGATCATACTCGGACCGTAGAATCAATCCAAAAAGAGATAGAGAATAACCGACTTCTTACCGAGGCTATGCAGATCTCGACAAGAGAGTACGAGATACAAGTCGAAGTCCTCCGCTCTCTCGAAAGTGGCTTTAACGGATCCGCTCTCGAGGCTCGGGCATTGGCCGAAGAGTTGTTAAATACTCGGGACGCTTTGAAGGAAATTACAGAGGAAACGGAGAAGGCCGAGGCCGCGCAAAATAAATTGAACAGCTCGACGTCCTCGAGTGATAACTCCGGATTTAAGTTCGCAGAGGACGAGGCGTTTTTAGAGGACTTCACTAACACACTTAACTCCGCCACAGATACGCTCGAGGCGTTTAAGGATAAAGACTTCGGCTCTGTTTTTTCAGGTGTTGGGGAAAGTATCTTCGCCGCGTTTGGGAAGGCCGGCGATGCTATAGACGAGAACGGGAAGAAGGCCTTAGAAACTTTACAGGCGATAGGAACACAGTTCGGTGCTCTCCTAGAGTCTATAAAGAGCGGCGACTGGTTAGATATTTTAACTGAAGGTTTAGGCTTATTGGGTTCTTTTTTTGGTAAGTCTGGCGGCGGTTTTGGAGCTGGAGAAGGAACTGGTTTCGGCGACATATTAGCAGGTTTCGGCGGTCTTTTTGGAGGCGGGAAAGCAAAAGGCGGCCCGGTCGCCGCCGGAGTGACCTATCTCGTCGGGGAGAAGGGGCCGGAACTATTCACTCCTCCGGGGAACGGAAATATCGTACCGAACGACAAACTCGGCGGAGGGATGGTTAAAGTCGTCGTCGAGGCGAACGATTACTTCGACGCTCGGGTCGACGAGCGCGCGGCCGGTGTTGCCGAACCTGTCGCGCAGGTCGCGGCGACACAAGGGATCCAACAATACAACACGGCCGGACGCCGGCGTAATAAGCAGAGGCTCGCATAATGAAGATCTTACCGACAACACCGGCCCCCTCGGCCGTAACACCTTCTTTAGTAGACTTCGGAAATACTTTAACGCCGGCTCTCGGCGGGTCCGAGCAACGGATTAACCGTCTCGGAAATAGGTTTCGGCTCTCCGTAACTATGCCGCCGATGCAGAATAAAGAACAAGGAATGAAGTTCGTTAACCGCCTAGTCCGCGGCCGCTCCGAAGGCTTAAGAATGAAGTTCCCTCTATCTGGATTTAATCCCGGAACTCCCGGCTCGCCGGCCGTCGACGGCGCTAATCACGCCGGCCGCCTTTTAGACGTCGCCGGCTTTACGCCCGGATATCAAATTAAGGAGGGACAGTTTTTCTCGATAGAGACCGACGGACAACACTATCTCTATATGATCGACGCGGATAACTCCTCCTCGACCGGCGCTCCGTATGGGGCGAACTTAGTTATCAATCCTATGCTAAGGATCCCTCCGAGCGATGGGGATATATGTCACTTCGCGCAGCCTATGATCGAAGGTTTAATCGAGGGATCCGAGACACAATGGAATTATGCTCTCGACTATAACGTCGGGATAGAGTTCACAATTAAGGAGCGGAGATAATGAGCTTCGACCCGGAATTTATAACGACGACGACTTTAGTTCGCCTCGAGCTTCCAGCTCAAACCCTCCGGATCTGCGACGGAGGTTTTGTCTTTTGGGGAGCGGAGCCGAACGGTTCCGGCGGAACGGCCGCGCAGGGATATCTCTCCGAACATGCAGATTATGGAACGTTATACGCCGGCGGTTCTTTATTGGACGGCGAAGGGGACGAAAGTCCAGCGGCCGTAATTACATTCCTCGCAAATTCGAACGCGGCTCTCAATTCTCTAACCGGCCCAGAAATGCAATGGAGCCCGGTCGCCATATGGCAAGCCTCTGTCGACTCTCAGGACGGAACCGTTATCGCAGCTATTCCTCTCTTCTTCGGCTTCGTCGATATTCCGACCTTACGCGAAGGAGCGGAGGGACGGTTCGTCGATATGGAAATCGTTTCCGATACGGAGCGAATGTTCCTCGCAAATGAAGGGAACCGTCTATCCGAAGAGTCTCACCAGCGCCGCTATCCGGGAGAGCGTGGATTGTCTAATATGACAGGCGTCGAACGTCAGGTCGCTTGGGGGACGGAAGACCGCCCTCGAGCGTCCTCGGGTTCTAGCGGCGGCGGATCAAGTCCTTTCGTTCCCGATATCGTCCGCCATATTTTTTAAGGTAAGAGCATGAAAACCGAATTAGAAATCCGCCGAGCCGCGACGGCCGCAACGCAAAAGAAGTTCTCCGGCCGGCCTTTTAAATGGGGAGAGGTCGATTGTATTCGTATGGCTCGCTCTCATGCGGTTAAGATGGGGCATAAGCCTCCGCGTCTTCCGAGATACTCGACCCCGCAAGCGGCTATCCGTAATATAAAAAAGATGGGCTTCGAGAGTGTCGACGAGATCCTCGCGTCGATGTTCCCGAAGATCTCCCTAGCCTCTGCGAGAATGGGAGACTTCGTCGTCGCCGAAGGAGAGGCCGGTATAGACGCGGTCTTTATCTCTCTCGGCCGTAAAATAATGGGGTTTCATGCCGAAGCCGACGAGCTTGTCGTCGTGGATCCCGAAGTCGTTAAATCAGTATATAGAGTTTAATCATGGCAAAAGCCCTAAAGACTATCGGAAAAATAGCGTCGGTTGCGGCGGTCGTTCTTGCTTTCGTTCCCGGTGGACAGCCGTTCGCCGCGGCCGCTTCCGCTATAGCCGGCGTCGCTAATGCTGGAGCTTCACTCCTCGCACAGCCGGAGCCGATAGGAGGGGAGAGTACAAACGTTTTAATAGATAAGTCCGCTCCGACTCCTTATGTTATGGGCCGAACATTGACAGGCGGCGCGCTCGTACACGACGCCGGCTACGGTTCCGACTATAAAAAAATTCCGAACCCTAATAGATCTATGGTGTTCGTCTATTCGGATTGCGGTCCAGTGCAAGAGATCGAAGCCTTATACGCCGACGGAGCCTCGGTAGGAAGCGGCGGCGAGATTGGCGGATATTACGACGAGCGTATGCACTACGATAAGCTCTCCGGCTCTCGACCAGAGTCCCGCGCGCTCTCTGGAAATCAAGGAACAATCCCGGATTGGGGCTCTAGCTATAAATTATCCGGGAAGGCTTCCGGTCTCGTAACTATGAGATGGGATAAGAATCAAGAGGTCTACGCCGCGGGAACCCCGGACTTCGCGGCCTTGATTAAAGGCGTTCGAGTTTACTCTATTCGCGACGACAGCACATATCCGGGGGGCTCCGGCTCGTGCCGGCTCGGGGACGAGACGACTTACATCTATAGCGAGAACCCGGCCGACCATGCCATAACATATCTTTACGGCCGGTATGAGCTTGGCGAGCGGATCTTCGGCGTCGGGAAATCTGTCGACGGGATAGATCTTCCGGCCTTTGTCGAGTGGGCGAATGTTTGCGACGCTAATAACTGGAAAGTCGGCGGCGTAATGTATGAACCAGCCGACAAGTGGAACAATCTTAAGGTTATTATGCAAACTGGATCCGCTCGTCCTGTCCATAATAACGGACAGCTCTCCGTCGTGTTTGATGCGCCTAAAGTTCCTCTCGCTGTTTTCACAGAAGACGACCTAGCGAACGGAGATATAACGGTCCCGTCGACTAGAACCTTCCGGAATAGAATTAATTCAATTATACCTATCTTCCGTTCAGTCTCTCACGAGTGGCAATTTATTTCCGGGACAGCCGTCACGGTTTCGGATTACGTTACAGAAGACGGAGAGATAAAGAGATCCGAACGTAAATACTCTCTTTGTCAGGATGCGACTCACGGCGCGCAGCTCGCCGCTTATGAGGTCGTTAATTCTCGAGAGCTCGAGGGGATAACCCTTCCGTTCAAACCGAAGATCTTACCGTATGGTTCCGGCGACGCTATCGAATTAAATATGCCGAACCTCGGCCTCGTCGGAACGTTCGTTATTCAGACGCGCTCGTTCAATCCTCTAAATGCTATTACGACCGTCACAGTTAAAACCGAGACCGCGGCGAAACATAGCTTCGCGTTAGGAGCTTCCACAACAGTTCCGACGGCCCCTACGCTTATGTTCGGAGCGGACCTTGATAGGATATCTTACAACGCGACCGGACAGGCCGCTATCAACGAAACACAAGTGCAAACTTCGTGGACGAACGGGATCCAGATCGACGGAATTTCCGCGTCCGGAACTGCGACCGTAAACGTCTCAGGACATAGTCGAGTATATCCCGACGAGACAGTAACGGTTCAAAGCGGACAGCTTGTCGGATTGGTGCAAGATACCGACTACGTTATCTATTATGATGATATTCCTCGAGAAGGCGGCGCGGTCGGTTACTCGGCTATTCCCTCGTCGGATTATTTAAACGATCCCGACGGCGGTAAAGGCCGACACTTCGTCGGATATATAAAAACGCCGAAGACGGACAGCGCCGCGAATACTGTCGGCGTTCCGCCCATCCCTCCTAATGTTGTTCCCGAAACAGTCCCTAACGCTCTCGGCCTTGGCGGCGTCGTCGCGGAAGAGATTATTCAGAACATATCTACGAACGCCTCTTCGGTCGCGGCATTACAGGCGACCTATGGATCTACGGCTTCCGCCGCCGCTTCCGCCGCTTCCGCCGCGGCCGCACAGTCCGCCGCCGAGAGCGCTCAAAGTTTATCAGAGGCCGCCCAGTCCGCCGCCGAGACCGCCGCCGCTTCCGCCGATAGTTTCCAAAGTTCCGCGGCCGCAAGTGCTACCTCGGCGTCGACTTCGGCTTCGGCTTCTGAGACCGCTAAAAATATAGCGACGGCCGCACAGACCGCAGCGTCCGGATCTGCTACAGCGGCGGAGCAACATTCCTCCTCCGCGTCTATCTCGGCCTCGACGGCGTCTCAGTCCACCGCCGCCGGCCGTCCCTCGACCTTTGAAAGCGGCGGAGAATATTTTGTTTCCGCGCCTCTGTCAGACCCTATAACGGGCTCTCCGGCCGACAATTCCTCGAACATTGTTTCGGGATCCGACACCGACGGAAGCTATCTTTCGAACACAAGCTCCGGCGACGCTCCGTCCATCTTACAAAGGCTCGGGATCCCTTACGTTCCCGGAGAGAAGTATCGTGTCTCGACGAGGTTTAAGGTTCTGTCCGGATCTCCTTCGTCTGTAATTATCAGAGGTCGCCGGATTAATGGGGATTATACTCAGTCTCTCTCCGCGCATGGATTAACCGTCCCTCTCGCTTCGACAACGGTCGACGATTACGTCTTCGAATTTACAGCGAGTCAGGCGAGGTTCGACGAGGGAACGAGAATAGTAAGAGCCGAGGTTGATATAAACCCGGACGAGAACCAAGTCCTCGCCGTTTACAGTTTAAACATAGAAAACATTACGGCCGTCGCGGCCGCCGAAGATAGCGCTACGGCCGCCGCTTCGAGCGCTTCCGCCGCCGCCGCGTCTGAGACCTCGGCCGGACAAAGCGCAAGCGCGGCTCAAACGTCCGAGACCGCCGCCGAGACCTCTCGCTCCGCCGCGGAGACTTCCGAGATAAACGCCGCGACGTCCGAAACCTCGGCCGCCGCTTCGTCCGCCGCCGCCGCGACGTCTGAGACGAACGCCGCTAACTCCGCGTCCTCGGCCGGTGGATCCGCGTCTTCCGCGACGTCCTCCGCTTCCGCCGCGGAAACCAGCGCTTCCGCCGCCGCGACGAGTGCTTCCGCCGCGGAACAATCTTCCGTAGATGCGACGACCGCACAGTCCGCCGCACAGTCCGCCGCGACCGCCTCGGCTTCGAGCGCTTCCGCCGCGTCCGCTTCTGAGACCGCCGCGGGGCAAAGCGCGACTTCCGCCCAAACCGCGCGGACTTCGGCCGAGACCGCCGCCGCGAATGCGTCGACAAGTGAGGGGAACGCCGCGTCCTCTGAGACGAGCGCGCAGGGATCCGCCGCTTCCGCCGCTTCGAGTGAAACGGCCGCGGCTAACTCCGCAACCGACGCCGGGAACTCTTCTTCGGCCGCGGCGACGTCCGCGACAGAGGCCGCTACGTCCGCGACAGAATCGGAAACCTCGGCTTCCGCGTCGGAACAATCTTCGATTAATGCGGCGACGTCTGAGACGAACGCCGCTTCTTCCGCTACGGCCGCGTCGTCGAGCGCTTCTTCGGCCGCCGCCTCTGAGACCGCCGCCGGGCAAAGCGCTAACGCCGCCTCGTCAAGTGAGACGGCCGCGGCGACCTCTGCTTCTAACGCGGCCAACTCTGAGACTTCGGCCGCGACGTCTGAGACGAACGCCGCCGGCTCGGCGAGTTCTGCGACGTCTTCCGCCTCGAGCGCCGCTTCGAGTGCCGGGAGCGCTGGATCTTCCGCCTCGGCCGCGGCTAACTCCGCAACTCAAGCCGCGACCTCCGCGACCGACGCCGGCGTCTCTTCTTCGGCCGCCGCCGCTTCCGCCGTTAATGCGTCCACAGCGCAAGAGTTATCCGAGGCCGCGACGCGGGAGGCCCGACCTTCTACCTTTGAATCTGGCGGGAAATACTTCACCTCTTCCACTTTATCTCCTCCCGAAACCGCCGCGAATGCCGACGCTAATTCTTCCATAGAAGCCGGCTCCGATGCCGACGGATATTTTTTGAAGATAAACGACCCGGACAAACAGCCGTCGATCTTTCAGAAGTTCGGGGTCTCGTATAATCCCGGAGATAAATATCGGGTATCTGTCCGTCTCAAATCTCTAACCGGAACGCCGTCTCGTGTAATTCTCCGGGGTCGGAGATTAAGCGGAGATTATGCTACATCTTTAGGCACAGATGGTCTTATCGTTACTGAAACCGCCACGACGACGGCGACGGATTATGTCTTCGAGTTTTCAGCAACTCAGGCTCTCTACGATACAGGCGTTCGTATATTGAAAGCCGAGGTCGAGGCTAACCCTCTCGAAGAGCAAACGGTCGCGATATATAAACTTGATATCGAAAATATTACGGCGCAATCCGAAGCCGAAGACAGCGCCGCCGCTTCCGCTTCGAGCGCTTCTTCCGCCGCCGCTTCTGAGACGGCCGCAGGACAAAGCGCCAACGCCGCCCAAACCTCTGAGACGGCCGCGTCTACCTCTGCCGCCAATGCCTCCGCCTCGGAAGGTAACGCGGCGACCTCAGAAACGAATGCGGCCGGATCCTCGTCCGCCGCCGCCGCGTCTGAGAGCGTCGCCGCGACGGCCGCGGCCAATGCCTCGACCTCTGAAACAAACGCCGCCGCCTCTGAGACGAGCGCCGCGTCTTCCGCGTCCGCCGCCGCCTCGAGTGCTTCGTCGGCTTCGGCCTCGGAGACAGCGGCCGGGCAATTCTCGAACGCCGCTTCGAGTTCTGAGACCGCCGCTTCGACGTCCGCCGCCAATGCCGCCGCTAGTTCTTCCAGCGCCGCGACCTCCGCGACGAACGCCGCCGGCTCCGCTTCGGCCGCAAGTTCAAGTCAAACCTTAAGCGCCGCCGCGGCCGATGCAGCGGAAGCCGCTGTCGTCGATACGCTCCCGTCTACTTTTGAAAACCCCGACGCTTACTTCTCCCATAACTTAGGAGGAGCTCCTTCCGCGATGCCGTCTCTAACTGGCGGTTCGAATTGGGAGGCCATAACGGACCCCACAGAGGGGCCGGGAGTTGCCGTTACACCGGGGGAGACCGGAGATTGGTTAAGTCAAAAAGGTGTCCTTCCGGCTCTTCCGGGACACACATATAGATTAACTGCGAGGATTAAGGAGACCGCGACTCCTACGAACGATAGAGTTCAAGTTAGAATGTGGCGATTGGACGCTAGTTATTCGACTTTAGGGCAAGCCGCAAAGACCGCGACCCTAATCTTAAACTCTGTCGAAGAGGTTACGCACGAGTTCACTTTATCGACTGGACATTACAATTCGGGCGCGCGGTTTATTCGAGCGGCTCTGTCGGTAAACCTGCTTTCCAACGGCTCAAACGATGGATTGTGGGAAATCTATATGCTTAAGCTCGAGGATATCACAGATCTAAAAACCCTCGAGGCGACCGTTAATAGTAACGCGACCGTCTCCGCAAATAATACGACTTCGATAGCTTCCTTAAGTAATACGGTTACGGCGCAGGGAAATTCCCTTTCGGGTCTATCCGCTTCCGCGTCCGCGACACAGACCGCCGTCGATGATATCGAGCAAGGCCTCCTCGCGTCCATTGGGTTTCGGGTTAAAGCGGGAACAAGCGGAGCGGAGTTTGAATTGTCCGCGCTCGACGGCGGAGATATATCCGGATCGGTCGCGCGAATTTCCGCGGCCGCTATTATACTCGACGGAACTCTCTCGGCCGCTCACTTCGCCGATGGGTCGATCTTTAATATCGCCGAGGAGGATATCGCGCTCTCGGCTTATCTAAGCCCGTCGACAGAATACACCGTTCTCTCGAAAGCCTTTACTAGCGCCGGCGGGAAGGTTCGTTTCGATATCAACATAGGAGGCCATCTTGGAAACACCGGCGGACCTAGTGTCTCCGACATGCATAGCCAGACTCGACAGCTTGTTTGCAAGTTATATCGAGACAACGTTTTTATAGGTAATTATTTTTCTGGAACTTTCTCCACGGTCTACGACGACGTCGCGGATAAGTATGTTAAGAATGGAATTGAAACTATATCTTTTATTGCGACCGATAATCCAGCCGCCGGGACATATACTTATGATATCCGTCTTATTGAGACCGTGATTATTGAGAACACAATCTCGGGGAATAACGTCGGGGATCCAAGAATAAATATCTCTTCGGGTTACGCCTATATTACCGAGTTCAACGATTAGCCGACGGATAATTGACAGACGCCGGCTACCGTGTAGACTGGAACCGTTCAACAGAAACAGGAAAAGAGACTATGAAACTTCTATTATTATCGGCGTTCGCGATTGCCTCGCTCGGATATTGCGACCCGATTAACCCGAAAGACTTCGAGCAGCCTCCGGCTTGCAATACCAATAAACCTAACTGCCCTCCCTCTTAGGTTTTAATTTCGCAGCTTAAGCGTTAGGAAGGTCGGTAATCACCGGCCTTTTTTTTTGGAGCTCTTTAGACGATGGACCTCGGACTTCTAAAGTTCCTCGCCGAAGGCGGCGCTATAGCTCTCTCTGTAACGGCGAACGTCGCGCTAGTTCTTTGGGTTCGTAAGGTCCACTCTCGGAACGAGACGCTCACCGACAAGTTATTCGACACAATAAAAGAATGTGCCGAGGCTATGACGGAGGCGAGGATCTCTTCTGTCTCTCAGGCCGACGAGATGAATCGGAGCGTAACCATGTTAACCAAAGTTATCCAGTCGATACAAAGTAAGGCCAGCTAATGAAGTGGCCTCTCAAAAAGAAAAAGAAGACCCCCCCTATCCCGGAGGAGACCGCCGCCGACGCCGCGCGCGATAGGCTCGAGAATGCTCAGGAACTAGCGTCGAGAGCGAAACACAAGCTCTCGGAGGCGAACGATATTCTCGATCAATTATGTTCGGATCTCTTAAAGGAAGTAGCGAAGTAGAATGTTTAACGGTTTCGAATTTTTGTCAATATGGTGGACGTTTCCCGCTCTCGCCGTTAGCTGTCTTCTTATGAGGCGATACGGTCCGCGCGCGGTTCGCGCAATATTCCGTCTCCGTCGTGAATGCTTCTCCTCTGTTTCTCCGAGCGAGTGGATTAACGTCGGGATAGCCGTCTGCTTCTTCGGCTCTATCGTGGATAACTCCTATTGGTTTATCCCTTGGTCTCTTAAGTATTCCGGACTTCCTTTCGGGGACTTGTTCGATACCGGCGTCTATATAAACGTTCCATTCCGACAGACGCCGCTTATTCTCGGCGCGGCTTTGCATGTTATGGCGGAGAGCCTCGCCCATCCCGAAGAGCTGGAACGCCGCCGTCGCCTATCGGTTTTATGGCGGACGTTCTGGATATCCTCGCTCGTCGGTTTATTCGTTACGCTTGGCCTCACCTTTATAAAGCTCTCTTAATAGTTTACAGGAGAGGAGCCGGCCGCATTCCGCGCCGGCTTATTTCAGGAGTGACCTATGCAACGACACGAATTTTACACCGCAATCTCTCAGGCCGATAAGTTCTTTAACACTTCTTCCGCGCAAGTCGCGGACCGAGTTCTTACAATCGACGAACACCAGACATTGTGCAACGAAGCGCAAGCGAAGGTCCGGGGGATCTTCCCGGCCTACGCGGCCGAGTTATCTATCGTCCCGGTTAGAGATCCAGACGAAGAGTTCGCCGGCTATACCCTCTCGTATGAAGGGAAACCTTCTCGAACGACGACGCTCGAGTTCGACTTCGGCTCCGAAGGGATCGACGTCCAGTAGTGCTTAAATGGCTTCTCGAGATCCTATTCTCTCTCGGGAAGCCTTCTCGTCCTCCGGAAGACGTAAAACCGTCCGAAGATCTTCCCTCCGTTTTAAGCTCCACTGAGAGCGATTTGTCTAATGTCGGGTTAGATGATACGTCTCCTCCCGTAGAAGAGGCTCTCTCCCTTGAAATTTTAGAGCCTCGTCCAGTTAAAGAGGTTCTTCCGGTGTATCACTTCTCCCGCCGCTCGCTCCGGATCCTCGAGGGGATCCATCCTAAACACGGCGTTATGTCCCCGGTCTACCCTCCGCTCGCCGAAGCGGTCCGTCTCTGTATTCAGTTCTCCCGCGTAGATATAACCGTTCTCTCCGCCACTCTCAGGACAGAGGAGGAGCAACGGACGTTCGTTAGAGAGGGGAGGTCTAAGACTATGAGCTCCCTCCACCTTCCACAAGCCGACGGCTTCGTTCACGCTGTCGACCTCGCCGCGCTCGAGGGAGGTACTGTTTCGTGGAGACCGGACGTTTACTTCGATCTCGCCGAGGCTATGCAGACGGCCGCTCGAGAGCTGGATCTTCCTATCGTATGGGGCGGAGCTTGGGCCAAGATAAACGGGAGCCGGGATATCGACGAACTTCACGCGGACTATGTCGCGCGGAAGAGATCCGAAGGCCGCCGACCATTCTTCGACGGTCCACACTTTCAGCTTAAAGGTTAGCCTATGTCCTTCTCTACCGTTCAACTCGCCGGAGCCGGCGTTACTGTCGCCTTCGCGCTCGGCCTTGTCCTCGGGAACTTCCAAGGTCGAGGAGCTATAACTGCGAAGTGGAATAAGACACTTCTCGCGACCGAGCAAAACGCCGGGGAGCTCGAGAGTTTTTCCGGCGACGTCGAGGAGGAGCAAGAGGACAGGGTCGAAGAAGGTAAAGAAGAACAACGCGAAGAAGACACGGTTTCGCGTACTCAGTACATAAAACTAGAGAGGAAGCTATCAAGTGAAAGATCTTATTTCGAAGGATTACTCGCGGCCGAGAGGTCTAAAGGCGGCGAGTGTAATTGTATTAACCTCGATATGCCTGTCGAGTTGCAACGCCGGCCAAGCCTCCGGACGTCTAGTCCCACTGAATCAAACCAGAGTTATATCCCCGGAACCTATCCCGGCGGATCAGCTCGAGATCCCGCCTTGCGAGGAAGTGGCCGAGATTAAGTGGGGAGACGCTCGAAGCGCCTCCGACCATTATCGCCGATGTTCGGATCTGAGAGGAGAGCGTCTCCGCTCGCTAATCTCTACGGTCCGCGGCCGGTGGGATTGGATTAAGACGGAGGCTCTCAGGATCGACGAGGATAACGCTCGGGTCCGAGAGGAGGCGAATAGGCTCTTCGAGGATTAATGTTCCACAACAATTCTAACGCTCTTCGCGGAGCTTTGCGTCGCGGAGTTTTCTTTTAAGATGATCGACGACCATTAGACAGGTACTCTCTATCCCTGCTTTAGAGGAGCTCGCCCATCCGACAGTTAGGAGATATCCCTCCGCGCGGACTTTAATCTTACCGTGTTTCTTTCCTCCGCCGGAGGACATGGAGACGAAGACGTAACCGTTATTATCGCAGAACGCCGCGACCGCCCTCCTAACTCTTCGCTTCGCCTTGCTCTGCGAAGTCACCTTAGACCTCGCATTCCGCGAAAGATTTCCCGACAGGCGTCGACATAGCGCGCGCAAGTCGGGTTATCCGAGGAACAATGTCCCTCCTTAACTGGACCGAACACCGGCTCTATAACCGTTCCGCAAGGCGAGACCTCGCATAACCATAACTTCCCGCTAGGATCTAAAGCTCCTCGGAGATTGCGACCGCCGACCTTCTTCGGCTTTCCTATGACTCGAAGTTCCATTTTACGCCGCCTCCCTTTTTCGTTTCGCTTTCCTAGTAGGACTATTCTCTCCGGTTCTGGATTTACAATAATCGATATGTTTAGGAGCGTTTAGCCTCTCTCGAAGCGTTCCCCATTTTAGATTATCGGCCTTATTGTTATCCGAGTTCTCGTCTTTGTGGATAGCACAAGGCTTGTCTTCCGGCGGCGGTCCATGAAACGCCTCACAAACTAGACGAGCTATTTTATAAGTCTTTCCGGATTTGACGACGATTCTCCGTCGCTCTTCTTTCTCCCATACGCCACGCCAAGGCTTACCGCCGTATGTTCTTTGTCCCCCGTTTGGCATTGTTCCGACTTTTACCGGAGACATAATTCTCCCTAATGAGGAGACCATTAGAGGACAGCCGATAGCCGGCTTCCATATTTCTTTAGTTTTATGCATAAGGTTTTCTTTCCTGAGACCTTCGACAGTTACACCTGTTAAGGCTTTTCGCGGCAACTATCGGTTAGTTAAAAGGGATTTCGTCGTCGAGATCGAAGTCTTCTTTCGATCTCTGGTTACTCTGAGAGTTCTCGTCGCGGGAGGTAGAAGATCCGGAAGATCTACGGCCGCCTCCCGAGCCGTCGCCGAGGAGAACGATCTTCCCTCCGAAACCGACGGCGACCTCTGTCGTATATTGATCGACGCCGTCTCGGTTCTGCCACTTCCGAGTCTGTAGCTTCCCCTCGAGGTAGACCTTAGATCCCTTCTTAGTGTATCGCTCGACAATCCCGACGAGGCCGTCCCCGGTAATAACGACCTTATGCCATTCGGTCTTAGATCTCTTCTCCCCGGATTGCTTATCCCTCCACTCTTCCGAGGTCGCGATAGACAGGTTCGCGACCTTGCCTCCGTTCCCGAACGTTCGAACTTCCGGATCGTTTCCGAGGTTCCCGACTAAGATTACTTTGTTAACGCTACCCGCCATTATGAGGCTCCTCCTTTTCGTTCTGCGATTAGTGTATCGACGTTTTTCGCCTCGACTGCAAACTCGAGCCGGAGGACGTCTGGATTATCCTCCCACGTTTCACCCTCGGCCGAGTGGAGCGAGTTCCATAAAGAGCGGAAGCTCTCGACTGGATCCAAGCCCGGACCGTCTGGATCCGCATAGTTCCTGTAGGTTACTTCTACGTCGCCTCCGGACATAGGTCGTCCAGCGGCCGCGGCGAGAACATTGTTCGCGCGACGAATTGGGAAGATCCCTTCTTCGATAGCGTCGGCCGGCGTTATGTTCTGCAATGGCTCGACCCGGACGCCGATAACCTCGAGGGATATCCGAGAGAAGGATCTCGGCATATGCATGCCCGGCCGGAACCGTCCGAACTTAGCCGGCTTCTCTCCTCCGTCGGCCGGGAACCACATATCGCAGTCGGAGAACAGCTTCCCCGCGCGGATAGGGTCTAACCCTCCGGAGACATGAAACGCCTCTCGGACGTAGAGGAGATCGTCGACATGACGTTTCGAGAGAGGAGACGTCGCAAGCCTCCGCGTTTGGGTCTTCCGACTTGCTCGGAGGCTTGTCACCATATCCGGAGAGAAGAGGATCCCGATAACCGAGATCTCCCGTTTATAGTCGACGACGGTCGAAGCTCTCGCCGTTCGAATAGATCCGTCCTCGAGTTTTATATCGAGGTCTCCGTTCTGGATCTGAGATAGGTCGACGATCTCTCCGCTTAGAGATATATTCCGGACGCCGGTCGCGGTCGCCATACGGACAGAGACTTCGACCGTCTCTCCTAGTTCTAATTTACTTCGCATTATTTTAGTCCCTTATTGGTTTTTGTGAATAGGTTTTAAGGCGATCCGAAGACCCTCGGCCGCGTTTCTTATGGCTATAGAGAAGCTCTCGAGAGACGCTCGAAGGTGAACGAATGAGTTCCGGCGCTCTATCCCGGCTTTAATCTCCTCTCTATGGTTCCGCCGTAAGGCGAGGATATATGTCGGCCGATAAAAGACCCTCTTGTCCTCGTCGAGGAAAGCCTCCTTCGCTGTCCACGTCGCAAGCCAACGGGAGACGCGGTCCATAAAACGGATAAACCTCGCCGATTCGAGGAGCTCGTTCCATGCTCTCTCGAGCCGCTCCCCGGCGTCCTTAAGAGACTCAGGAGAAGAGCTCTCGTCTCGAGGTTTAGGGTGTCGTCCTGTCCACGCCGCGCTGTCGTAAACGCCGGCCGAGAGAGTCTTTCCCTTCCTCTTATCGTAGACGACTCTATCTCCCTTTGCGAAGAGATATTCTAACGGAATAGAGAACTTCTTAGCTATGAGCTTCTTCGCTTCCTCCTCGAATATCGTAGACGTCCAGTCGCTCTCGCCGAAGTTCGTAAGAGTAAAGACCGTCCGTTCCGTTCCCGGCGTCGCTAAGTCTAATCTTATATCCGCGAAGATCTTCCGGCGGAGATCCTCGGCTTGTTCGTTTATTGGGAAGGTGAAGAGCCGGTCGTATTCTCCTCGATAGATTAGTTCGTACTCTCCGGCGTTGTTCGTCGATATCATTACCGGCATATATCGCCGGATAGGATTGTCGATAATATCGGCGCAACGTCGGCCGCTATGCCCCATAGTTTGCGCGACGGTTAAAGGGTATTTATGTCCGGACATGATCTGTCTCCTGTTGTTTTGGGAACTCGTTGCAAATAACGCCGTCGAGCTTTCGTCCTGCTCTCTTCTTCCCTATTTTAACCATATCGTCAGAACCGACCCTCGAGCCTCTTCTGTCGTCTATAGGGACAATCTCTCCGACATTACCGACGACACTTGCGGGAGCCCATTCTCCCCACTGTTTAAACAGGAACGGGATCCCCGCCCGGAAGCATTGGTCGCGAAGGCTTCGAAGATGCCGCGGGATAGAAGACCGAGCGTTAGGACCGCTCTCCCCGCCGGCTATAATCCAGTCGAGGCCGAGCTCGACGTGTCTTAAGGCGTGGAACCCCTCCGCGCTATCGCTAGGCGAAAGCGGTCCAGAGAAGGGAATACAGGACAAATCTATAGCGCCGAGCATAGGCTCGCAAGAAAGGAACCTTACGGCGCAATCGTGTTGAACGAGATAGGGGATATTCCTCTCGGCGACCTCCTGATTCTCGACGGTCGTTCCTAACCAGACCCGACCTTTAATCTCGTCCCAAAAGGGAGGAAGCATTTTCTCTATATTTTGCGGCCGCTTCGTAAGGAGTAACCAGTCGAGCGACGGCGTCTTCCGGATAAGATCCCATAGGTCCGCGCGCCATTCCTCCGGAACTTGATTGTCGAACACGTCGGCGAGCGAGGCGCAGAAGACACGCTGTCTCCGACCGAACTCCGCTCCGAACTTATTCGCTTCCCGCTCCCACTTAAGAGGCTTCTTCCAGTTAGATTCGGAAGTCCGTCTCCGCGGTCCTCCCCATTCGACCGTCTTAAACCTCGCCGCTCTCTCGGCCGCGTAACAAAAGTCGCAAGCCGGGGAGATCTTCGTACACCCTTCCCACGGATTAAACGTATGGTCGGTCCATTCTATCTTGCTTTGCTCTGCCATATTAGAGCTCCTTCTTTATCTTACTTACGCCGACGAGCTCTTCGTTAAGGAAGAAGGCGGCTAGGTTTGGCGGGATTGCCCAGTGACTTTTAACAGGAACCCCGAAGAGGAAATGCTCGGCCGGTTCGTTTGACCGTCCTCGAGAGGTCCGGAAGTTATCCGGATATAACTCCTCGAGATCCAACGGCCGGAGACACTTAATCTCGTCGACCGTAGGTTTCGGAATATCCGCGATAAGATCTCGAGCGGCTTTGAGTGTTTCGATTGTAAGAGGCTTTGGAGCTTCCAGCTCCTCTACGCATAGGGCCGAATTTAGGAGCCGCTCTGTCTGGTCGAGGATATCCCTCTTCGCTTCCAATGCCATAAGCTCGGCTCTCGGATCTCCGAACTTCGCTCGAATTAAGTCCTCGCCCTGTTTAAGATACGCGCGTCCAGTGTGAATTTTAACTCTATAGTCTTTCTTCGCCATATTAGAGCTCCCACGTTTGGCGCTCTTCCGCCGGCTTAGATTTGAATTGATCGAGACGCTTCTGTCCTATCCCCGTTTCTCCTCCGAAGAAGGCGTCTCTCTGGTCTTCTGGAACGGCGAGGATTTGCTCGACGATCTCGCCATAGGTCGGCGCGTGGTTCTCGCAGAGGACCGGTTCTCCGTCGAGGAAGGCGTAACCCTTGTCTCCCTCGAAGAGAGTAACGCGACAGGTCTCGCAGTCCCCGACCTTCGGAGGAAGTTGTTCCATTATCTCGACCATCTTCTCGAGCGCGGCCGCGTACTCTAAGTCCGTATGCGCGACGAGCTCGGCTCTCTTCGCTTCTACGGCCGTAACCATAGACCGCGCGGATCTATAATCGATCCGTAAGGCCTCGGCCTCTGTTATTGTTTTAGTCATGCTCTCTTGTTTCCTTCTCTATTTCGCTCTCGACGATATCGAGGAGCTCCTTAATTGAACCCCGGATATATCGGAGCCTTCGTTTATAGTGTTCGTGATGTTGCTCGGTCCGGATCCAGTATCTCCGGATCGATAGGATCTTCGCCATAATCTTACGATATTGCGCTCGGCGTTTTGTCATTGCTTCCCCTTCTTAAGGTCTATCTTTAGGACGACGTCGAACGCCTCCCGCATTGCTTGGATCGCGGCCGCTCCGTCGACGAAGGGCCAAGCCTCGGACCTCGCAGTATGTCGCTTCCCGACGCTCTCCTCTTCGGCCGTTAGATTATTCGGAACGAGATTCGGGATAATGCGATAGGATCCGTCGGCGAATGTCTCCTTCTCGATATCCAGTCGACCGGGTCCGAGAGAGGATCTCGAGACAGCGAGCCGGCCGACCTCGACCGTAGATCCCGCGGAGAAGATCTCCCACTCCGCCGGCGTCATTCTATCGAGGTCGACTGGACCGCTCACTTCGGCCGGTCTTTCCAGCTAATGAGAGCGAGACATAGAAACGCTATCCCTCCGAGAAGTGTCCCGGTAATAACGACCGCTTGTAAGATTGTGTCTAGCATTAGTCTTTCCTCCTCTTCACCTTCTGGACCTCGAGGATCTTTGTGTTTGGATGGGAGGAGTTATGGACAAGCCCGATAGAGAAGAGATCTATATCCTTAAGCGTGGGTCTCGACCCTTCGCTCCTATTGTCCTTTTTACCGACACGATACCCGATAGAGAGGTCCGACAGACTTCCCCTTTGGACAAGCATAGGGACGGCCTCGTTATTTCCGTCGAGCTCCTCTGGAATTGTGAACGATACCTTTAGTCCGATAGCGTCCTCTTCCATGTCCGCGACCTTCGCGACGACACCGTTCTTCGAGTCGAACCCGTATAGAACGGGGAGATCTTCCCCTGCGAGGAAGTTAGCGACCGCCTCCTTAAAGGCTCCCGGTTCGATTATATCTCCGTCCGAGTAAGGCGTCCGAAAGATAGCCGCATATCCTGTTATTTTGAGTTTGTTAATCATGTTCTTTTTTCCTTAAGTTGTTCCTCGACTGGATCTTCTGTCCTTTAGGCCAGCGAGAAGGGCCATTCCCTAGGCGAGATCTACCGCCTATAGCCGGCTTCTTCTTTTTCTTAGCTTTACTCCCGTCCTTCGATATCCCTCTGTACGAGGCTCTAAGACGGTTTATCTTCGCCTCTCGAGGCGTTTCGATCTTCGCAGCTATGAGAGCGTTACAGGCGTAATGCATAGGAGCGCAGTTCTCCGGCGTGTGTCCGCCGTCGTGGGCATAGTTCCGGAGGTGTCCGAGGACGCAGCTCTCGGGATGGATCCCGGCCTTCGTCCAGTCCACCCGGCGGAAGCAAGCGGGACAAGTCCAGTCCGCGGCGACATATATCTCGATAGGATCGAAGTCGACGATCTCTATCATAGGCCGGCGGAGATCCTTCGGGAGCTTCTTATTCAAAGCCTTGCGCGCGACGTTAATCTTCCGCGCTCTCCCCATATGCGCGCGGCCGTTCTTCCGGAGACGGTCGAGAGTCGCCTTCGGGATATCCTCGAGGAGGACCGGGAGCATAGGGTCGAGGTGTCGGGGAATCATGAGAAATAAACGAGGCCGTCTTTATTGGCGACTTCCCGAAGTCCTTCGACCCAATCCTGATAATAACTCTTAAATCTATCACCTTCGATTCCTTCGGGAACAAGATCGAAGATCCGGCCTCTGTTGTCGAGGAAGTCCTGATATAGCTTCCCTATCGCAGGGTCTAAGATAAAGCCTTCACAGTCTGAGAAGTGGATTAACTCATAGAATGGACCTTTGCTGTAATCCCTCCACGCTTTCTCGGCCGAGCCATAGCCGGCGTATCTAGCGAGATCGTCTCTCCACCTATTGTAAGAACTATAAGCTCGAGAAGGGAGGTCCGTCTCGGCGGCTGTCACATGGAAGACACCCTCCGTTAATTTGGGAATATGCGGGAAGTGAAGGCCTTGGAGCTCCACCTCTCCCGGCGAGATCCAGATAGCCTCGTTCTCTTCCGCCCATTCTTGAAGGCACTCGGTCCCCTCCGGAGCGGCCGCGGGTTTCATGCTATGATAAAAAGTTACGTCGAGTCCCATTGTTAGGATCCTTTCTTTTTCGGTTTAGTTTTAGGAGTTGGTTTAGAGGCCGCCTTCTCAGTCGCCACAATACGCGCGCTCTCGATCTGGATAAATTCCTTCGTCTTCTCGTCGAGCTCGAGGAACCACTTCTCGGCTTGCTCGGAGGCGAGATCCTTTTCGAAGGTGGATATATCGAAGTCCGAGGATCTGAGATAATCGAACCAGTCGACCGCCAAGCGTGGGAGATCTATCTCCTCCTCGCTCGCCTCGGACGAAGTCGGGAGAGTGGGGTCTCCCTCTGTTTCGTCCGAGGCGGCGTCCGCCGAAGAAGGAGAGGCTTCCTCCGCGGGAACTTGTTCTTCTTCTGGAATGCATATCCGACCGAAGACACCTTTACACCCCTCGACGTCACAACCCGATTTCGGTCCCGCTCCCGTCTCGTCCCATATCCTATCTCTACAATTCGCCGGCCGCTCGTCGACGTCTACTTCCTCGGGCTCGAGATCTATTTCGATAATGATATCGCCCTCGTCGTCGTTCGGTCCCTTTAGAGCTTTGATCTTATCCCCGAGCTTAGATCCTCGAGGTTCTCTGGACTTTCGGATCGTCTCCGCATGGTCGGCTTGCTCCTCGGCGATTTGGAGGCCGTACATCTGGTCGGCGAGCGCGTCGCGGACAGCCCATCCGATAGCCCGTCGCCATATCATACGCTTAGGGTACTTCCACCACGGCGAGTCGTTCTTCGTTTCGTAAGGGCCGTTCCGGCCGTCCTTCATAATCATAGGCTCCGTTTGCCATAGGTCCGCGCGGATAGCGTCCTTAACTGAGAAGGAGCGAATTACTTCGGATCCACTGTCGGACCGCACGATCTGGATAGTCGCCGTATAGGTCTCGTCCTCGATAGTTCCGGAGAAGTCTTCCATAAAGAAGTGACCAGACCGAAGGAGGATAGCAGGAAGCCCGTCCGCATAGACCGACGGCTTCCCGTTTATTATCGTGATGCAGGCGAGGGATTGCGTGTTCGTAAACCCGAGATCCTGTCCCATCCCGAGCGCGTACATAACCTCCTTATCGTTCTGGAACGCCTTCGGGACTAGACCCGACTGGAACAATAGTTGCGCGGCTCTGTAGAGCTCCTCGACGTTCTGTCGCTCTCCCCATCCGGGAGGCGGAGACATATCGATCTCCCCGGTCTTCGCCGGAAGGGTCTTAAGGTCTTTATTCAATTCGGGATCTTGCTCGGACATTATGCTCCGCTCCTTTTAGGTGTTGTTCTGTCGCCGCTTGTGTCGGTATCTTCGAGGTCGTCCAGCTCTAAACGAATAAGCCGGTCCAGATACCAGCGAGCTTTAACGAGATCCTCGACCCCGTTTTTATTCTTATAGCGCGCGACGTATTTAACGACATTCCCGGCATGGAAGGCGAGTTCTAGTCCTTCGATTAGATCGATAACCTCGACCCCGTTTCCTTTGTAATGCGAAGGGTTCGCCGCCTTTGTTCCCCGAACCCGTCTCTCTAACGGATCCGATAGGCGGAGGAGATCTCCCCGAAACGTCGCCGACCCTGTCCGCGTCGCCGCGGCCTTCCATGAAATATAAACCATTTTATCGAGGTCGTCGCTCCCGTCGGGATTAGGGCAAACGACCCCGGCGTAAGCTCCGTCCGTCGTCTCGACGAGGTCTCCATACTTGAAATACGACATAGTCTATTCTCCCGCTTCGGTTCTAAGAGTGTCGACGGCCGCTTCTAGCTCTTGAACGACGACCTCTATCGAGACGTTATTCGTATCACTTGCGAGGAGGTCGACCGTCTCGATAATGGCTTCGATCTCGGAAGCGAGAGCGAGAGCCCGGTCTCTATGGTCCTTCTTCACGACCGAGCCTCCACGACGCGGAGCTTGCTATCGAGCTCCGGATATGTCCCCGAGTCGATCATCTTTTTAAGGTCGTCCATAAAATGCCCGGACGGCGTATAGCGGAGGATCTCGGTAACATATCCCTCCCACTCGCCGGTTACGGGGGCGATACCCTTCTCGAATTGGTGGATCCCGTAAATCGCCTTCGCGACCATCTTATGCATATAGTCGCCGTATGGATCGACCTCGATAGCCGTTATTCCCCAAGGGGTCTTAGACTTCTGGAACACAAGGCCGAAGGTTAGATCTGCGAAGTTCACGTCGTATAGACGGGTCGAGGCGAGACCGACGTTAGCGAGCTTTAGATCGTAACCCCACTTCGCAATCGCGTAACGACAGAGAGCCGGCTTATTATTGTCTATCGTTTTGAAGTCGCTAATTAGGGTCGAGCCGAGAGCGTATCGCGTCGCCGAGGTTATGAGCGACCGCTTCTTAATTACCTTCCCCTTCGCGTCGACTGGACGAACCGGGAGGATATCCGGCCGCGTCTTAACGTAAGTCGGACCTTCCTTAAAGATCATAGATAGTTCGGGGATCCCGTACTCGAAGAGCGCGTTCGCCTCGGGATGGTCTATAATCCGCTCCGCCATAGCGTCGACAGCCGCGACCTCGTGTTCGAAGATTGCGATTAGACCCTTCCGGACCTCTTGCATCCATACCCACTCGGCGAGATCCTTCGTCCGGAATGTTTTGTTACTCCACTTCTTCGGGATTAGGATAAAGTCTTCCTTATGCCAGTCCTCCGCTCCCATTAGGATTCGAGCGTGGGCCGCGTGTCCGAATTTGAAGTGTCTCGTATGAGCTTTATATTCCTCGAGGGGATTATACTCGGGATTGTATTTACTCGTCGCGAAGTATTCCTCGCCGCTCTCCGCGCACGTCGCGACCTCGCTCGAGGACAGAGACGGAGCCGCGCATATATCGGAATGGTATCTCCACAGCGGAATATCGTAGACCCCTTCGTCGTGGATCTTCTCCGACAGAGGAAGCGTTCTAATTGGTAAAGCCTTGGGCATATCTATTTTTCCTCGAGTGAATCTTTACAGAGGCGAAGGTGTGTAAAGACTTCCCCTCCCACTTTCGACCCTTTCGGGAAGTATTGATAACCCCCGTCCAGCTCCTTAATTTTCCCGACTGCCTTCCCGTCGAGAATTACTGTCGTTTCGGTTTTGTAGGTTATTCTCGCCATTATCGAGCCTCTACCAATGTCGCGCGACGATTAGCCGAACGGTTTAAGACACGGCCGAGACAGGCCTTCGGCGTAAGGCCGAGAGCCTCGCAGATCCGAACGAACCGCTCGAGCGTTAGCCGATTAGATCCGGTTTCGTACTTCTGGATCTGTTGATAGGTAACGCCGACCTTCGCGGCGAGATCCTTTTGTGTAACGAGGAGCTTCTTCCTCTCGTCGCGGATAAAGCCTCCCGCTATCTCGTCGAACTCGGTCGCCGAGCGTGGTTTAAGAGTGGGCATATTCTAGCCTTTCAAGGTAGTTAATGAGAGCGACGCCTGTCGCTTGGATTGCCGCTACTGCGACGGAATTTCCGAGCTGTTTCATAGCTTGGGTAGTGGAGACCTCGTCGAAGGAGAACCACGTCGGAAGCCCCATCATCTTGCGCGCGTGTCGGGGTTCTAATTGGACGACTTTCCCGTCGACGAGATACGAGTCCCAATTTCGACGATCTGTAATAGCCGAACCTCGACCTCCTACGCGGACAGTAAACCCGACCTCTCGAGGACAGTCGCCGCGGAAAACGTCCGACATATTAAAAACAAGCGGAGAATGCTTGGCGAACTCGAAGGAGCTCTCCTCGGTTGTTTCGCCTCGGAAGCCGACCATAAACATACGCGGTCGAAGTTGAGGGAGACCGTGGTCGCAAGCTCTGACAATCTTATAATGAAACGAGTAACCCTCGGCCTCGAGGGAGTTTTTAATCATGGACAGCGTTCGTCCGCCGTCGTGGTTTTTCAGTCCCCGAACGTTCTCGAGGAAAAACGCCTTCGGCTTCTTTGTTCGAATGATCTCGAGGATATTATAAAAAAGCGTCCCCCGAGTGTCGTCGAACCCTTTACTCTTCCCCGCATTTGAGAACGGCTGGCAAGGGAAACCCCCACATAGAAGGTCGAAGTCTCGAATCGAGCTTGGGTTTATCCGAGTGATATCACCGCGGAACCGTTTCTCCTCGAAGAGCTTCGGGTCCAGCTTTGATATATTGGCCTCGTAGGTCTTCCGCGCGTTGCGATCCCACTCCGAAGCGAAGGCGCAAGTTCCGCCGAGGTTATGCATTGCGATATGGAAACCACCTATCCCTGCGAAGAGATCTATAAAAGTAAACTTCACGACGCGACCTCTTCGGATGGACAGTAAAGAGGCTTGTCTCCGACCGTCCACTCTACGCCGTTCCAGACGCGGCCGTTATATGAAACACGGCCGACACCTTCGCCGTTCTCTGTCTCGATAATGCATAGAGGGGCTCTCGAGCTTCCGACGTCATAATGCGCGACGAGCTTTCGATATGCTCTCGAGACGTGCTCGAGGCCTTGGAAGACCGCTCTCGAGGATCCTATCCTTACGAAGAGCGGTTCTTTTGTTGTTAGAGTGAGGGACAAGGTCTCTCTCCTATAGTTGCGTTAATATCAGCGCGAACAATAGGGAGATGAAAAGCCCGAGAAGAGATCCCGAAGCTATGTCGTTTAGGAGTGATTTAAGCCGAGCTTTCATCGTGTATTCCTGTCTGGTCGCACAACCCTAATAAGAGCTCAAAAACAAAATGCAAGTTATTTTTATGCATACTATACATAAAAAATGCTTGCTCTTTTTTATTCCATTCTCTAACGGAGACCCTGCGACCAGACAGGAAAGAGACTATGACGACCGATTTATCCGATAATATAACGCTATCTTATAGGAAACACGGCGACCGTGTTCGGAAGCTAAAGGCTCTCGCGTCAAACCCCGGAACTCCCGGAGAAGGTATCGCGGCCGAAGCGGCTCTTGATAGAATCGAGCCGGATTGGCGTATCTCAGACGAGCAATTATTAGCAGACTTAGGAGTTAAGATATGAGTAAACGAGACCGCAAGCGGAAGACCCTAGATCTTCCGACCGACCTTTTAGAGTGGTTCGAAACCCGAGCCGGCCGCAATCAAAGAACCTTAACTGGACAGCTTATCGTCGATATGGACGGCTTCCGAGAGCGGACAGACAGGAACGACCAGCGGCTCGCCGAGGTCGAATTACAGACAAAGTGAAGACGGATTACGCGCTCGAAGAGTTTATTCTCGCCTCCGGTTTCAATCTTACGCCGTGGCAAACCGAGATTATCTCTAAGCTCGAGGCTATGGATCCCGCGGACCGAGTAAAAGTCCTCGAGCGTCCACAGCGCGGCTCTAAATCATATGGATATTTCCCTACGTTAGGGAACTAATGCCCGTCGGGAGGCTATCCCGATATTATCAATCTCAGGAGTTTAATCATGGGAAAAAAAACCAACACCGACGACATGCGGGGGCATAATCTCCCGCCTCGGGAAGTTCACGAAGGGTTCCTTAAACGGCTTCTCGTTATCGAGGCCGACAAGCAATCCCAAATGGCTAAGAACCGCGCGGGGCTTAAATCCTTCGCGGACGATAAAGAAGAAGTTATGAAGGAGGCCAAGGCCGCCGGCGTTTCAGTGAAGGTTCTAAAGCACCTATTCAAGGTCGAGAACTTCCTCGACAAAAACGTAACGAACGCCGCGCAACGTCTCGACGTCGATATCGCCGACGAGGTCGTCGCCGTAATGGAGCAAACGGAAATGTTTTCTTATGCGAAGACAGGCGTCCACCCGTCGGCCGACATTGCGGCCGCGGCGAAGAAAGCTCCGGACGACGGAACCGACGAGATCCAGAAGCAGAAGCTCGAAGACGCTAAAGCCTTCGACGAGGATCCAGCTCTAAAGAAGAGCTCTACTCCGAAGGGACCGTCCGTGAACGATTCTAAAGCGAAGGCGGACGCATAATGTCGGGGGAGCCTCTCTTAGACGTTTGGCTCCCTCTCGAGCCTCGGGGCAAGGGGAGGCCTATGTTCCGGTCGATCCCTCGTCCCGACGCTCCCTATCTCGAGCGGCTTCTCGACGAAGAGACGGGAGCCGTTATAGAGCACGATCCGCTCCTCCCTCGCCGCGGGAAACCCGTTAAGCATTACGCGCTCCGGAATATCCGTCCAATGGCCTACAGCAACAGTACGGTCGAGCACGAGGCTCAATATAGACAGATCTTTATCCGCTCCGTCGCGGCCGAGGAGAGCTTTAAGACTATGTCGGGGGCCGTCCGTCTGGATTGGGCCGCGTACTTCCCTCCGCTTATGAGCGACAACAGACGGAAGAAAGAGGCGAAGGTTCGGGGTCTCGTCTCCCACGTAAAGAAACCCGATAAAGATAATATCGAGAAGCTAATCGCCGACGCTATGTCGGAGATCGTCTTCTTCGACGACTGCCAAATAGACTTTGGAACCGGCGCGAAGGTCTACTCTCATAGAGAGGGGATCCGGGTCCGAGTTTATGAGAGCGACCCCGAAGCCGTGAAGGCTTGGGTCGACGCTAACTTCCCTTGGGCCGAGGAGACATTCCAGCTCGAGGGTTAAATTCAGGAAAGACCATTTAATGCCAGTATTCGAAACAGAACCCGACGACCTCGGCCGGCGACAGAGGATCGATCCGAGCTCCGCCGAAGCTGAGTCCGCTCTTCTCGGAATTATGCTCCGGGATAACCTCGCCGTCTACGCCGAGATCCGGGATATCATTAAGCCCGAACACTTCTATCTCTCGACTCATGTCATGTTGGCGGAGCGAATGTTCGCGCTCTCCCGCAGAGGACAGCTCGCCGACGCTATCGTTATGAAAAACCGCCTAGCGCAGACGGAAGATCTCGTCGATATCGGCGGCGTCGAATATCTCGCTCTCCTCGTCGATAATGCCCCTCCGGCGAGAACGGCTCCGGAATACGCTCGCCTCGTCGCGGATATGTTCTCTCGCCGAGCTCTCATACGGTTAACCGAGGACGTCCTTAAGACCGCGAACGATCCAGATTCGGAGGAGAGCGCGGAAGACATGGTCTCGAGATACGGGGCCGAGCTCGGCGTCGTGCAAGAGACGTTCCCGAGCTCCGCGCGGTTTATCACAATGCAGGAAGCCGCTCGACAGGCGGCCGAGGCTATCGGCGAGGACCGCGCGATGGGCATAAACACCGGTTACGACGAGCTCGATAATAAGCTCGCCGGCCTCGGTCGAGGGAAGTTAATCGTTATCGCTGGACGGCCGTCTATGGGGAAGACCTCCCTCGTTACCAATATCGCGCGCAATGTCGCGAAGGAGATAGCCTTCGAAGATGGATCTCCCGTCCCCGGTAAGGTCGGGTTCTTCTCTCAGGAAATGCCGGCTCTCGAGCTCGGAGAGAGATCCCTATCGGCCGAGCTCGGTCCGAAGGAGGAGATCGAATATCGAGACATTACCGCGCACGACCTAACGTCTTCGAAGACAGCTCGGGTCCGTAGCGCGGTCGAGGACGTCTCAGACCATGTTCTAATCGACGAGACCGCGGGTCTTACCTATTCCGAGCTCGAGAAGCGCGCTCGAGCTATGGAGAAGCAGCTCGGAGGCCTCGACGTCCTCGTCGTGGATTACTTACAGCTTATGGAAGGAACCGACGCTCCGGACCCTCGCTCCGACGTGAAGTATTACGGCTGGATCTCGAACAATCTTAAGAAGCTCGCTAAGAAGATGAATATCGCCGTTCTCCTTCTCTCTCAGCTCTCCCGGAAGGTCGAGGACAGAGAGAACAAGCGGCCGCGAAAGGCCGACCTTAAAGGATCCGGAACTATCGAGGACGCGGCCGACGTAATTCTATTCGTCTTCCGTCCCGAGTATTATCTCGTCGAAGCCGGCGAGCCCGAAGGCCGGGAGAAGAAGGAGGCTTATTTTAAGGCTCTGAATTTTGCCAAAAATAAGATGGATATAATTATCGGGAAGAATAAAGGCGGACCGCTCGGCGTCGTCCCTCTCCGATGTTTCCTACCATATGACATAATTACAGAACTCGCCGACGACGGAGAAGGACTAGACGAAGAGATAGCGTTCTGACAGAGAGCACCCCAAGAAAAAACCCCTCGACTCGGGCGCGACCAGAACGAGGGGCTTAATCAGTCTCAGGAAAAAGACCTTCGACCCGAAGGTCGAACATTAAACAGCTAACCGATGAAAGTAACCGCCTAATGCAAACCGATATAAAGACCTCTCCCCCTATTAACAAGTCTGGATATCTATCGAGGAGATCTTCGATATGAGTATCGCAGTAACGAGCCTCATTCTGTCCCGTAAGGTCGGCGGTCCGACCCGGAAGATCATTCTCCTAATGCTTGGCGATTGCGCTAACGACGACGGCTCCGGGATATGGCCTAGCAAGTCGACAATCGCCGCGAAGACAGAGGTCCACCGCGACACAGTTAAAAAACACATTCGGGAAATGTGTAAGGATGGTCTATTAGTGAAGGTCGGCCGTCGACCGTGTTCGAATGGCTATACGACCGAATACTCGCTCGACGTCGCGAAGTTATTCTCGTTCCCGACGACGGGGGGAATTTTACACCCCGTAGGCGGAGAATCACCGGGAGGAGGTGACACAGACCCCGAGGACATGGGGGCCGACGACACCCCAAACCATAATAAACCGTCAATTACCCACCCGTCGGCGGAAGAGGTATTCGAAAAGCTATGGAAAGAAGTTCTAGCTATAACTCCGAACGAGATTAAAGGTCGACACGCTAAGAAGCCTTGTCTCGCCAAATTTAAGAAGATCTCGTCCCGTAAACGGGAACCTATAGCCGCGTCTCGCATAGCTCACGCCGTTTTATGGTATTACGATCAAGATCCGCAGAAGAAGGACGACCGGCGATTTATGAAGGGTCTCGGTCCGGTCCTAAATGGCGAGGCGTTCGCGAATTACCTCGATAAGGGACCGTTCAAGATCCGGACAGAAGAGGACGCCGAAGTCGAGGCTTGGAAGTTCCG